CTTGGCACCAAACTTGAACAATTTAACTTGTCCTTCATTTTCTGGATGCTTAGGATCACTTACGATATACACGTTAGCAATATAGTTTAGTTTACGCTTTTGTTTGCGTACAATGTCCTTATTGGCTTCGATACCTGAATTCCATAATGTTGAATTGTGTTCACATACTGGACATTGTTGACCTTTAGTAGTCAAACAATTATCGATTAACCAACCACCTGGACCCTGAAATCCATGACCAAAGATTTTAGCCCAAGGCAGACCATCATCACCATCAACTGCAGCTGCAGGTAGGAAACGAATTACTGCAAGGCCATTACCTGCTTTGTCCACTTCTGGACGCCAGTAGTTGTCTTTGTCGGATTTGCCACCTTCTGATGAGCTTGAGAGTTGCTCGATGGCTTTAGTGAGTTTGTCCAGATTGCCTGAACTCTTTTTCAATTTTGAGAAGTCTGTCATAATTTTACCTTTCTAGTATAACGGAATATAAACGGATTATCCACATGATTCATAATATAAACTTATTATAACACAAACCTAAGTCCATGTCAACCTTTATTTATCCATCAAATCATCTTATCCAACTTATTATAGAGATTTAAGCCACTTAAATTTATCTTGTAACTTAGTGGTATTAATGCCGCATAGTTTAAATCTTCTGGTTTAAAAGATTCACCAGGATTTTCTCCTTTCGACATTTCATATATGAATCTAAATTTTTCATTTTTCATCATTCGTTTGCAACTATTTTCTCCACGGAGTTTTGCAAAGTCCCAAAACGGTGTATCAAATTTAGAACCAGAATAATAGTGTAACATTATCATAGCTTCAACTTCTTCCAAAAGTTCCAAATATGTTGCGTTGTAATTCTCAATAGAATTTTCACCTGCCCATATATCATGGGCACCACGATTAATAAAATCCATGACCATGATTGATGTTGCTTCCATCGGTTCTAAGAAGAAAGAAGAATTGCCATTATATACAACTCTTTCTGTAAAGTTTTCTTTTCTGAAATAATTTTTGAAGTTGAATGTATTTGTAACATCACTAGGTATTAAATGTAATTCAGAAAATACGTTCTTAACATCTTCTTTGACTTCTTCTAATGTATTGATATTGTGGTTATACATGTAACCAATAGAACAACGATTTTTTAATGGTATACCAAAAATCCATCCATATGGTCTAGCCAATGCTAATGTATTATTGAAAGTTGGATAATCCCAATAACATTGTGTTACATGAACAGCATTGACTGAAATGTAATCAGACATATGGAATTCTTCATAATTGTCTGGTTTACCAGAACAATCCATAATATAATCTGAATCAATGTCTTGGTGTTTTACATTCTTATCAATAATTTTGATATCATTTTTTAGTTTATCTAAAATGAATTTCTGTAATTTACCTGCATTAAAATGATAACCAACAACAGGAGGATAAAATGGATGTATAAAATCTGAACCGCCCCAATTCCTCTTGTCTATGCCATGTTTAATCGTACCATCTACCTTTACTAGGTCATCAAAAGTAAAATGTAAATTGTGCCATAACACATTAGGCAACGATGGTGTTGAACCTTCACCCACTGGTTGTGGACTAATATTCGAATCATAATATAATTCAATATCACAATCTTTTCTCCACCTATTAAAATGTGCAGCTGCAAGAACACCAGCTGTGCCTGCGCCAATGATTGATATTTTCTTACGCATATTCTTTTAGTGTTTCTTTTAAAATAGATTTGAATTTATCTTTATCATAATTAATAAATGGTGCATACTTTACAAACTTATTTCTCATTGAAGGCCATACGATTGTGTCAGAAATCTTTTTGTCCCACATAGGAAAGAAATTCATAATATCATTTAAGATAACCAAAGTTTCTACAGCAATGGTGTTATGCATTACCTCTTTTAACAAAACTGGATATTGTCCATCTTTAACCACCAACATTTCATTTGGTGATTGTGTTTCATTAAGTAGACCTATTATATCCTGTTCAAAACGATATGTCAAGCTCTGAGTTCTTTTTTGCCACTTTTTATATGTTTCTTCACCTTCTAGGTTATTGATGTCACCAATCCAGTTGACATCTTTTTCTAGGAGGTTTGACACATAGAAGTTTTTTAAGTCTTCCAATCGGTACTTACGAGATAACTTATAGAAAGAGAATTTATCTTTTCTTGTGGAAAAATTATCGGTAGTAACATGGGACTTTCCGTGGTAACGAAAATAATCGTAAGAATCAGTGGTAAAATGAAGTTTAATCGCATTGAACATAGCAAAGGCCGAGAAGCCTGAACCTTCCTCAAAATTAAATAACATACATCAAATGGGTAGTCTAGCACTCTTTTTCAATAGATTGAGTTCTTGTGCTTCTTCCCGCAGTTTAGATTTTAAGGCAGCCGAAACCAATGTGGAGGCCACATCAATTTCCATGCCCGTTTTTTCACAATATCCAACGATAGCATCCATAATTGTAAGATTTAATTCTTCAGCCATTTCTGCTACCTTTATACTAAATTCACTTATTTCATTTTTTGTCGGCATTTTAACTTCTTGTATAGAATAGATGGTTTCCAATTTTAGCAACATACTTCAGTTTCCATGCCGGATTTACCGATGTATTATGATAGTACATTGAATTTGTTTTATGTATTATATCATGTAATACACCTTCTGTCAAGGCCTTTCTGGCAACAATCATACACTCTTCCCATGCATATTTGTTTCTGACAGGACCAACTTTTTCACCAACCCAACTGAATTGGTATGTTTGATTTACTTTCTGGTAAACAACTTCACAAACTGATTTTGGGAATTGTTTTGAATTAGCACGGTTCATAGTTACCTGTGCTACTGCTAATTTACCTTCAAAGGACTCACTTGCGGCTTCGTAATATAGATTCTTAGCCATGCATAGAATTTGTTGACCTAGTTCACCCGATACTTCTTGTACCTCTGTTACTGGTTGTTGATGACCAACTACCGGTATTAAAGCAAATAATGTAATGAGAATGAATTTCTTCATTAATTCTCCTTGTGTGTGTTAGGGGCCGAAGCCCCAACCCTCAGGTAGTTTTTCTACTGACCTTTACTTCAGGCGCAGTAACAATATTAGACACAAAACCATTCAAGGTTTGTGCCTTGTTGATAATGTCTGTTTCTGAGGGGATTGTTGGCAATCCTGGATGTTCAGGTGGTGTTTCACCTTTATTCCTTGCCGTTTCACATTGCATATGCCAAGTCTCTTGTATTCGATTGGTTTCTGCGTGATATACATCATATAACATATCTCTGGCCATTTTTAATAGTTCAAGACGGATTTCAAAGGGTGTCATGTTTGACATAGTTTTCTCCTTGTGTTGTGTAAAGTGTGTTGGTGGTTTATTTGAATGGGTTCCACCGAACCCATATTTTATTTAGGCTATTAGAAACCTACTGTGTATGCTACAGCAACAACTTTCTGATTGCTGTCGCCTTGAACACGGTCATACTTCACTGCAATAGCATCGTTCTTATTCAAAGCATAAGACACAGCATAACGCATCGTATGTGTTTGGTCGTTGTTTGCAGTGTCAACTGCTGAACGCCAGCGATACCCAACCTTAGCAGTCAAACCAGCACCGATTGGTGTAGTAAAACCTGGTTCTACTGAGTAGTAGTTAAAGTCGGCTGTATTGCTATATTTTTGACCAATAGCAGTACGAGCATACAATCCAACTGGACCTGATACTGTTGCGCCTGCTTCTAAGCGTGTGCTCAAAGCATTTGTGCCTTCAGTTTGTGCATTTGCAAAAGATACATCACCGGCAAATTTGCCGAAATCTTTCTTAACACCCAAAACATATTGTTGCTGTGCAGCTGCACCAGCGTTGTTGATACGTTGACCTTCAACAGTAACAGTATCACCAGCATATGCCGATACACTTAATGCAATCAAAGTTGCAATTGCTAATTTCTTCATTAAAACTCCTTTTTAAATTTAAAAACGGTTGATTATTCTGTTACGAGGAAATCAACCAAAACCCTAGTCAGCGTTTAGGCTGCCAATGCGAACTGTGAGTCGTTTGCGTTTACTTTGATTTAGTTTTTACACCTACTCTGGTGAGTTGTCCACTTCTATACTTGTTACCCTGTCGAAACTATGCAGCCCCATCAGAAACACACCCCATTAGAGCCCGTAAAACGGTTTCTTTTATCTAAGACATGTGCTTCTGGTGGAGCTGGGGGGATTCGCACCCCCGTCCAGAATACTTTTCTAGTTGCTTCATACAACAATTCAGTCACCCATCTTATTATAGTACCATATTAACCATACAATGATTAAAAGACAAGCTTTTAATATGGTGTAATTGAAGTAGTCCATTATACTATATTTAGGTTTGTTTGTCAAGCCCTATTTTTTACCAAATCCAAAAGGACATTTTTTTGGTTTCCTGAACGATAAAGTTTTCATAAATGATTCCGCCATAACATATAATGTTTTTAATGGTAAAT